AATTAATATTAATTCTGGTGATGCTTTCTTTGATGAAAAAAGTAAAAATATTTTTAATGCATTAATTGGTAAAGGAACAAAAAATGAATTACAAATAGGCAAAAACGTTTATAAAAATTATGGTGTAGTTTCTAATGGATTTAATATTAGTTCTATACAGTTTGCGATTCATTATATGTTTGAAAATAAAGAAATATTAGAAAGTTTTATTAATAATGTTTCAGAATTAACAAGTTTAAATGGATATTTTATAGGAACTTGTTATGATGGAAAAAAAGTTTTTAATATGTTAAATTCAAAAGAATATAATGAATCTGTATCTATATTTAAAGAAGATAATAAAATTTGGGAAGTAACAAAAAAATTTAAAAATTCTGATTTTAAAGATGATGAATCATGTTTGGGTTATCCAATTAATGTATATCAAGAATCTATTAATAAAACTTTCAAAGAATATCTTGTAAATTTTAATTATTTAAATAGAATTCTAGAAAATTATGGTTTTGTAAAATTATCATCAAGTGAATTAAAAGAAATAGGAATAAAAAATTCTGTAGGAAACTTTAAAGAAATATATGATATATTAAGTGAGAGACATTTAAAAGATAAAAAATATGGTTCATCTTTTAACATGACTGAATATGAAAAACAAATTTCATTTTTAAATAATTATTTTATATATAAAAAAGTAAGAAATATTTCAAAAGAAGAAATAAAATCAAAAAAACTCGATGATTTAATTGATACAAATAAAGATATAATAGATTTGGAAAAAACTATTATTAATGAAGACGAAGATGAAAAATCTGTAAAAGAAGATAAAACAGTAAAAGAAGATAAAACAGTAAAAGAATATAAAACAGTAAAAGAAGATAAAACAGTAAAAGAATATAAAACAGTAAAAGAAGATAAAACAGTAAAAGAAGACAAAACTGTAAAAGAAGAAAAAACTAATACAAAAAAAACAAAAGAAAAAACTGTAAAAGAAGAAAAAACTAATACAAAAAAAACAAAAGAAGAAATAAAAAAAGAAGTAGAAGAAAAAATTAAAAAAATGAAAGAAATGAAAGAAAAAAAATAATTTAATATTCTATTAAAAATTTTAGTTTAATATTTTTTAATTATATTAAACTAAAACAGTCTAAAATTATTTTAATATTTAATATATCAAAATAAATGTCATATATATTAATTCCAACAAGTAAAATATATTTGCATGAAATAAATTTTATTTTAAATAAAACAAATCAAATAGAAAATAAAAGTCATTTAAATGATATTTTTATTTCAGATAGCTTATATTTATATTTAAATAATATAAAAGAAAAAATAAATGACTTTACAAAAGAATGGGATTTTTATAAAAAAATAACGAATCCATATGAATATATACATACACATATTTTGTATAAACATTTTTCTGTTTCAAAATATAAACCATTATCTCGTTCTTTTTTTAAAATGATTGAAATAATTGGTGTTTTCAATATTTTTAAAGATGATAATCCTATAAAATCATTTCATCTGGCAGAAGGTCCCGGTGGATTTATAGAAGCTTTTAATTTTTATAGAAAAAATAAAGAGGACATTTATTATGGAATAACATTAATATCAGAAAATACTAATGTTCCGTCATGGAAAAAAGCGGACAATTATATTAAAAATAATTCAAACATTAAGATTGAATATGGAAAATCTAAAAATGGTGATTTATTTGATATAAATAATTTTGAATATTTTAAAGAAAAATATGAAAACAGTATGGATTTTATAACAGCAGATGGGGGATTTGATTTTTCTATTGATTTTAATAATCAAGAAGAATTATCTTATAAATTAATATTAGTTCAAGTTTTTTATGCTATTACTATACAAAAATTGCATGGAACTTTTATATTAAAAATATTTGATATTTTTAAATACAAAACAGTAGAAATTATTTATTTACTTTCAATATTTTATGAAACAATTTATATATATAAACCATGTACAAGTAGAATAGCTAATTCTGAAAAATATTTAATCTGTAAAAATTTTACAAATACTAATACTGATTTATATAATAAAATTTTAAATAATTTTATTGAAATTTTTTCAAAAGATTCAAATTATTATTCTATATTTAACTTTTCATTACCAAAAAATTTTTTGTATAAGATAAAAGAAATAAATGCTATATATGGACAACAACAATTAGAAAATATTAATTCTACATTAAATATAATTAGAGAGATTTATAATTTACAAACAAAAGTTTCAAATAAAAATATTTTTAATATAGAGTCAAATGAATTTTTCTTTAAAGAAATTAGTATTGAAAATATTATAAGAAATGACTTCAACTCAATAGATAAAAAAAATTTTTCTTCTGATGATGAAAATTATATATCTAATGATAGTGATAATAATGCAGAAAATGATGATAATATTGATAATAAAGTAAAAATCGAATGTGAACTACCTGAAGATTTAGAAAATATTATTCATGTAGATAAATTAAACAATAAATTATCTATAATTAAAAGCATTAATATTCAAAAATGTATAAATTGGTGTAATAAATATAATATAGAAATAAATAAATCATTTAATTCTTAATGGCAGTTTTATAGTAACTTTTACATTTATTACATGATTGCAATGAAGATAAATTAAGTCGTGAATTATAATCTGTATTGTTATTTTTTAAATAACATTTTCTATAGTTTGCAGCATTATTATTATCAATTGTACAATAGCGCAATGAAGATGTTCTGCTTGAACTTGAAACTGGTCCTTGACATTGAAATTTTTTATTTGAAGGGTTAAATGTGATTTTGCAATTATTTTCATTACAATTTTGCATAGTACCATTATTATTGTGTATATCTTGATATGTCAAAGAAGACATTGGCATATTTTTAATAATTGTTTTGCATCTTTTTTCTAATAATTCTTTATTAGTTGTGCAATATTTATTATCCAATACAGTTGTTGCTCTTTTAATTGTCATATTTTTTGGATTAAAACTTGTACAATATAATTTACTATTAGAAATATCATAAAATTTGTCATATGAATTTTGATTACAATTTTGATTATTTTTTGTAATATTTATATACATATGATTATTATTTAAATCTAAATCATTTGAAAGTATATAATTTCCAGGTGCATCATTTAATCCAATCAATGAATTATTGCTTGTTGAATGATTTTTTGAAACATATTCTTTTCTATAATGATTAATTGGTCTAGAATTAAATCCACTTTTAAAATTTGTATTACATTTTTTACTGCTACATGAAGAAATATATCCGTCATTATTATTTTTTTTATTTGATTTTATTACTACTTTAATAGATGAATCTTTCCATGACACATATGGTTGTTTATTAAAAGATATACTCATATTTATATATATTTAATATATATAAATATGAAATTAAATAATAAATTTAAGAATTTATTAATTATTTTTTTAATATTTATAATTATTATTTTTTCTTATATAAATTCTAAAAATAGTAAACTTTACCAAGGTTTTGGCAATAAAAATACTGACGCTAAAAAAGGAAATAATGAAGATAATGCAAAAAATAAAGCGGCTTTTCTTTATACAGAAAATGCGATATCTAAATAAAATAATATTTATTTATTATAATAAATAAATAAATATGGCCAATCCTAGTCCTTGTGTACTTTCAACAAATGAACCATTAGAACATAGACATCAATTTTGTGTAAAACCCCCAGAAGAAATGCTTGCTAATTGTACTCCAGAACGATTTGGTTGGAAATGTACAGCTGAAGCAGTTGGTGGTGCAATTAGTTATTTAAGTGCTTTAATTTCAAATAGAAAAAGTGTTTGTTCGGCTGATTGTAAATCAAGAGGTGCGTGTATGGGACAAAAAATTGCAAGAGAATTTGGTAAATGTGTAGATTCAAATGGTGCTGAACAAACTTTGTATAATTATAAAGATTATACAAGAACAGATTTAAATTTTTTAACAGGTAGAGCAGATGTAGATGGTACTTTAGGAATAATTCCTTATGCGGCCAATGAAATGGGTAGGGTAATTACTAATGACGCAATTTCAAAAGCATTAACAAGTGAGATGCCAATTAAATGTAAACCTGCTAGACTAAAATGTTTAAAAATACATGTTGATGCTAATAATAATGTAACTGTATTTGGTGGTGATACTCAAGGACAAGATACTGGTAGTATTCATATAGAAGAAAATCAATTAGAAAAATTGAGAGAAAAAGGTTATGTATTAGAAGGAATGTCAAATATAAATGATATAAAAGAAAATGCTATAAATTATGATATGTTTAATGATAATATTCAAGATGTTTATTTAATAATGCTTTCATTATTAGTAATTTATATGACATATAAATTAATATATAAAAAATAGATTATTTCTTAATTATAATTATATTTACTACATGTAATTTTTATTTTATTTATATAAAGACTTACTCAACCCCACGACATATCCATCTTGATAAATGTCTACAAGAACAATCACAAGGAGTATATTGTGATAAAGGAGGTGTTGTCTCTTCCCACTTAGATAAAACAGTTGGTTTGTTTTTTTGATGTCTTTCACAACATTTACATGCTGATAAAGTATTAAATACATCTTGGCGATTTAAAATTCGATTTTTATAAAAGATATTGTATGTTTTCATTTCAGCACCAAAATCACATGGCCAACAAGCAAAATCAATCATTTTATGAATTTCAATAACTTTATTGTGAATAAATGAACGAACTGCATGTTGCATAATGTTGGCAGCCCATTCATGATTCATTGACCAAATATAATCAATAAGGTGTTCGGGTAGCTTGCCAAGAAAAGTAGTCTCATATTGTTTATAATATGTGGTCATTTTTCAAAAGTATATGTATAAATCACTTAGTGGTAGTGCAATATAATAAAGAAAATATTATATATTTTTCAATTTTTTTTTAATGTGATAAGTTATTTAATTATCCCATTAATTATAAAATGCTATTTTTATAGTTGATGATTGAATATATTCAATGTAAATAATTATAAATTCTATTGTTTCCATTTGTATTAATTATATCTCCAGCCATTAAAGAATCTTCATAAATTTTTCGCAAAATATCATTTGGGGCATCAGAACCATTTTTAATTAAATTTTTTTTTTTTAATTCAAATTTAATTTCATTTATTGGTGAATTTTTAAGTCTAAAAATTTCATTTTTTATAAGTTTTTTAGTTTTATTATTTTTTAACAATAGACTAATCTTATTATTTTTTTTTCCAAGATTATATTTTAGTGTTCTTGTTATTTTTGTTTTTTTTGGTATTTTATCACTAAAACTTTCATCATCTGTTTCAATTTTTGATAAAATTTCGCTTGTTAATTTTTTTTCTGTATTTTTAAAATCTTTTAAAGTATTTTCTTTAATAATATCATTATTAATCAAATTATTTTCAAATAAATCATTAGTTTCTTCTTTTATATCTATTTTATTTTTATTATTATAATTTTCTAATTTATTACTTGAGTTATTATCTAATACTTCTATATTAATATTATTATCTTCTATATTTTCATCTTTTATATTTATTATATTGTTTGTTTGATAATTATCACTATAATTATCCTGATAATCATTTGTATTATCATCAATATCAATATTATTATTAAAAAATTTATTATTATTAAGAGAGAATTGTATTTTATTATTTTTTACAGTTTTATTTAATTGTCTAAATGTTGGTTTTATCCCATTTTTTAAACAACCATAATTACTATTATTATTTTCAATATTTGGTATATCTATATTTATTTGTATATCTTTTTCATTTATTTTATTTGTTTTATTTCTTTTTCGTTTATCTTTCTTTTTTTTTGCTAAATTTTGTAAAAAATTTAATGATTTACTAAACTCCTCTTCAAAATCATTTTTATTATTATCGTTTTCAATAACTTTATCAAGATTTTTATTTTCATTTGAATGATAATCTTTTACTTTTTTTAATAATTCTTTTTTTATTTTATTACTATTATATTCATCATAATTTTTTTCAACTTGTCTTTTTTCTGTTTTATTTTTCTTTTTTTTTTTTAAATTAAATAATTCTGGATTAATCTTTAAAGTACGTTTGTTATCTTCCATTATATACTCTTAAAAATATATATAATTATTTTTTACAAATAATTTTTATAAAATTGATTAAAATAAATTAAATCTATTTAAAAACATAAAACATATATTAAATTAATATGAATAATGATAATATATATAAAAATATTGTAAAAAATAATGAATTACAAGAATCAGAAATACCATGGCATTTAATTCAATCTTATTTCAAGAATAAACATCTTAAACAATTGATTAAACATCAATTAGAATCTTATAATCATTTTGTTTCAAATCAAATTGAAAAAACTATTAATATGTTCAATCCTGTACATATTTGTTCTGAACATGATTATATCAAGGAGCACGGTATTCATAGATTAGAAATGTATATTAATTTTATTAATTTTAATATTAATAGACCACAAGTATATGAAAATAATGGCTCTACTAAAATTATGTTTCCACATGAAGCAAGACTGAGAAATTTTACATATTCCGGAAATATGATTGTTGATTTAGATATTAAATGTATTGTTAGAAATGGCGAAAATTATTCAAATGTTAATACTTATCAAAAAATTATTAAAAAAGTTCATATTGGTAAATTACCAATTATGTTAAGATCTGATATTTGTATTTTAAATCAATTTCGTCATTTAACAAATAATGAAACCGGTGAATGTTATATGGATCCTGGTGGTTATTTTATTATTAATGGTTCAGAAAAAACTTGTTTAGCACAAGAAAGAGCATCTGAAAATATTCCATATTGTTATAATGTTCAAAAAAATAATACTAAATGGTCATGGAGTGCAGAGATGAAATCAATTCCAGATTGGAAATGTATTTCCCCTAAACAAATTAATATCTTAATTTCTACAAAGAATAATAGTTTCGGAAATCCTTTATATTTACAAATTCCACGTCTAAAAAATCCTATTCCTTTATTTATTATATTTAGAGCGTTTAATATTATTAGCGATAAAGATATTTGTAATATTATTTTATTAAATGTTGAAGATAAAAACTTAAAAAAAATGAAATATGCATTAAAAGCATCTATTGTAGAATCAAATACATGTTTAGATTATGATAGTGCTATTAAATATATAATTTCTAATGTTATATATACACCTTTAAATGTTGACAAAGAAACTGGAAATAAGAAAAAACATAATTTTGCTTTAGAAGTTATCAATAATGATATTTTTCCACACTGTAAAACTGATACTCAAAAAATATTTATGCTTGGATATATGACAAATATTTTACTTCAAACTTCTTTTGGTTGGATTCCAGAAACAGATAGAGATTCTTATATTAATAAAAGAATAGATTTAACTGGAACACTATTAAATAATTTATTAAGAAATTATTTAAATAAACTTGTAAAAGATATGCAAAAACAAATTATTCGAGAAATAAATAATGGTTCTTGGAAATCAAATGAAGAATATAATAATATTATTAATAATACAAATATATACAAAATTATAAAATCAACAACAATTGAAAATGGTATTAAAAGAGCACTAGCTACTGGTGATTTTGGAATTAAACAAATTAATAGTAATAAAGTTGGAGTTGCTCAAGTATTAAATAGATTAACATATATTTCAAGTATTAGTCATTTAAGACGTGTTAATACTCCAATTGATAAAAGTGGAAAATTAGTTCCACCAAGAAGATTACATAATTCATGTTGGGGTTTTATATGTCCAGCAGAAACACCAGAAGGTGCTTCTGTAGGTATTGTAAAGAATTTAGCTTATATGACACATATAAGTATTTCGTCGGATAGTAATGCTTTATATGAATATATATTACCATTAATCGATAGTTTAGATGATATTAAATTTTCAAATAATAAATATTTATATGATAATGTTAAAGTTTTTATTAATGGTTCATGGATTGGTGTAACAAAAGAACCAATTGAATTATACAATAACTTAAAAGAAAAAAAATACAAAGGGATTATTAATGTTTATACTTCTATCATTTTTGATATTAAAATGAAAGAAATTAGAATTTGTAATGATGCTGGTCGTTTAATTCGACCGTTATTTAGAGTAGAAAATAATAAATTATTATATACATTAAAAAATAATGTTCAAGCTATTTTAGATATAAAAAATAATAAAGCTGAATGGGATGATTTAATTTATTCTGGAAAATATGAAAATTCAATTATTGAATATATTGATATTTATGAACAAGAACATTCAATGATTGCAATGGAAAAAGAATATCTAGAAAATAAATCTGATAAAAACTATATTTACAAATATAGTCACTGTGAAATTCATCCAAGTACTATTTTTGGAGTATTAGCATCATGTATTCCATTTCCAGAAAATAATCAATCTCCTAGAAATACATATCAATCTGCTATGGGAAAACAAGCAATTGGTGTTTATGTAACAAATTTTGATAATAGAATGGATAAAACAAGTTATGTATTAACCTATCCAATGAGACCATTAGTAGATACTAGATTAATGAATTTAATCAAACTAAATGAAATTCCGTCAGGTGAACAAGTAATTGTTGCAATTGCTAGTCACAGTGGTTATAATCAAGAAGATAGTATTTTATTTAATAAAAGTTCTATTGATAGAGGATTATTTTTAGCAACAATATATCACACAGAAAAAGATGAAGACAAGAAATTATATGGTAATGAAGAAATTAGATGTAAACCAGAACCAAATAAAACAAAAAATATGAAATTTGCAAATTATAATAAAATAAATTCAGAAGGTCTTATACCAGAAAATACTTTAGTTAAAGATAGAGATGTTATTATTGGAAAAGTTTTACCAATTAAAGAAAATAAAAATGATAATACTAAAACTATTAAATATTCTGATGTAAGTATTATTTATAGAAGCAATGAAGAAACATACATTGATAAAAATTATATAGAATCTAATGGTGATGGTTATAACTTTTGTAAAGTTAGACTTAGAAATTACAGAAAGCCTGTAATTGGTGATAAATTTAGTAGTAGACATGGTCAAAAAGGTACAATTGGTAATATTATTCCTGAAAAAGATATGCCTTTTACTGCTGATGGACTAAAACCTGATATAATTATTAATCCACATGCAATTCCTAGTCGTATGACTATTGCACAATTAAAAGAAACTTTACTTGGAAAAGTATTATTACAACTTGGATTATTTGGAGATGGAACAAGTTTTTGTAAATTTAAAATTGAAAATATTACAAAAGAATTACAAAAATTAGGTTATGAATCAAAAGGAAATGAAGTTTTATATAATGGTTTAACAGGTGAACAATTATCTTCAAGTATCTTTATTGGTCCTGCTTTTTATCAAAGATTAAAACATATGGTTAATGATAAACAACATAGTAGAAGTATTGGACCTATGGTTAATCTAACAAGACAACCAGCTGAAGGACGAGCACGTGATGGTGGTTTAAGATTTGGAGAAATGGAAAGAGATTGTATGATTTCACATGGTGCATCTAGATTTACAAAAGGAAGAATTTATGATGCATCTGATTCATATAATTTACATATTTGTAATAAATGTGGTATGATTGTTTGTTTTAATAATAAAGAAAATATTCATATATGTAAAACATGTGAAAATAGAACAGATTTTAAATATGTTGAAATACCATATTCATGTAAATTAGCATTTCAAGAACTTCTTACAATGAATATTGCTCCAAGAATAATCTGTGAATAAAAATTATAATATAATAATATTAATTGATAATAATATTAATTGATATAAATATTTTTTTATAAAAAATATATTTATGTATATTAATTATAAAGTATGTCCTCAAATCAAGGAACTTTAGTTGGAGGCTATAAAGGTCGTTTAGGTAATTCAGATTCTAGCTCAAACAGATCAGCAAGTAGAAAACATTTAACAAAAGCTTTTGGAAATTTATATAATAGTGGTTTAGGAAGTTCTCCAGCTTTACATTCAAAAAATTTACTTGGTCCATTTAAAACTGCATTTAATGCTGGAGATATATTAACAACATATATTGAAAATACTGATAAAAAATATGGTTATCAACCAAATCAAATTGGTGGTAATAATTTAGCAAGAATTAATCCAACAAGAGATGGTGTATCTAGAAATGGAAAAGCTATGTATTCAGGAAATGCAAGATTTACTCATGATAGTTCTGATTATACTAGATTTAGAAAATTACAAGCAATGAATAGAAATTTTAATGATTTATCAACAGGTGGTGATAGTGGAAATTATCCTCAACATTCTATTAGAAGACTTAGAAGATAAATTTTTTTTATAATATTTTAATATTATTATATTTTAATATTATGAGTAAAATTTTTTTCTCTAAAAAAATGCCAACTACAGTAGAAAATTCAGGAGATAGAAATTTAAATTTTGCTTTAGGTAGACAATATTACATTAGAGTTTCTAATAATAATAATATAGATTATTCAAAGTGTTTAAAAGAGTCTAGTAATATATGTGGAAAACCTATTAAACAAAATGATTCATCATTAAGAACACAGCAATTACGCTTAAAAAATGTTGGTTCTGGTTCAATGAATATAAAAAATCAGAATGATAATCTTAATTATTTTGGTGGAAATGATTATAATTATGTTAATTCTAGATTATCTAGAAGTCGTGCAGGAGGTTCAACTGCACCAAAAAAAACTAATATTTATATAAATAAATAGATAATGTATTTATAAAATTTATTTAAAATTATTTTTTTAAATAAATTTAAATGACATTAATCGATGAATATTTTGAATTAACAAAAAAATATACAAAATCACATGGTTCAAAAACTATTTTATTAATGCAAGTTGGTAGTTTCTTTGAATGTTATGCCAAAGTAGATAAACATGGTAATTATAGTGGAAGTTTAATAGTTGAATTTAGCAAAATAAATGATATGTCTATTGCCAGAAAAAATGTTTGTTCTGGTGGTTCAGATGTAGTAATGGCTGGATTTGGTGTATTATATTTAGAAAAAAATATAAAAAAATTATTAGAACATGGATATACTGTCCCAGTCTTTGTTCAAGATATTCAAGGTAAAAATACAACAAGAAGTTTAGCATGTATTTATTCACCTGGTATGTATTTTAATAATAATGATAATTATGAAAATCTCACAAATAATACTTTATGTATTTGGGTTAATTATTGTAAACCAAATTTAATTTATAAATCTTCAACTATTAATATTGCTCTCTCTCTCATTGATATAATTACAGGTAAATTAATTTGTTATGAATATTCTATACCTTATGTAGATAATCCTACTATATATGACCAATTAGAAAAATATATTTCTATATACAATCCTTCAGAAACAATTATTATTTGTAATTATGAAGATGATAATTTTATTGATAAAATTATTAATTATACAAATATTAATTCTAAAAAAATTTATAAAATTAATTTGAATAAAAATACTGATGGTGAATTTGAGAGATTTGCAATAAATTGTGAAAAACAAAACTTTCAAGAAGAGTTTATTGATAAAATTTATGGAAGTAATTCTTTTTCAAGCAAATCTGAATTTAGAGAGAATCAACTTATTAATCAAAGTTTATGTTTTTTATTAAATTTTGTAAATAAACATAATCCATTATTAATAAAAAATATTAATTATCCTATTTTTGAAAATTATAATAATAATTTAATTTTGGCAAATCATTCTCTCAAACAATTAAATATTTTAAGTGAAAATAATAATGGAAAATTATCAAGTGTTTTATCATTTTTAAATAATTGTATAACATGTTCAGGTAAAAGAGAATTTAATTATAAATTATTACACCCTATTATCGATATAACAGAATTAAATAAAAATTATGAAGTTATAGAAAAAACATTATCAAGTGAACTATATTTAAAAATAAGAGAAAATTTAAAATCTATAAAAGATATAGAAAAAATCGAGAGAAAGGCTATATTGAAACAAATAAATCCAAAAGATTTTTCTAGCCTTTTCTTTGATCTCTCAAATATAAAAAATATAAACTCTATTTTTTTTGATGAAAGTAAAAAGTATTTCTTTTTTGTAGATTATTTTAAATCATATTATTCTTTTGATGTAAAAGAAATTTGTGATTCATTAATTAAATATATTGAAGAGAGATTTGATGTAAATAAATGTAATAATATTTTAATAGATAAATTAAATAATTATAATATTGAAGATTTAAATTTTATTAATAAAGATTATGATAAAGAATTAAATAATAAATTAAAAAATTGTATTGATTCAAGACAACAAATTGAAACTTTATGTAGTTATTTTTCAAATTTAATTAAAGATTTTGAAAAGAGTAAAAAAACTAAAAATGGAGAAGAAACATCATTTATTAAATTAAATGAAACTAGTAAAAATGATATCACATTAACTTTAACTAAAAGAAGAGCTTTAATTTTACAAGAAATAATAAATAAACAAATAGAAAAAGAAAAAAATGTAAAAATTACATATTTATCTTCATTTACTAGAGATGAAGAAACTATTATTTTAGATTTAACAACTATTAATTTTAAAAATTATGGTTCAAATAATACAAATATGAGCATTGAAAGTCCACTTATTCATAAAATAATAAATACTATTCAGAATTCAAAAGATATTTTGATGTCATCTATTCAAACCGCTTATAATAAAATAATTAATGAATTTGTTATTTTTAATGATAATAAAATACAAAATCTCTCAAAATTTATTTCACTTATAGATATTTGTCAATGTAATGCATATAATGCAAAAAATTATAATTATTGTAAACCTAAAATACATGATAAAAATAATAAAAAGTCATTTTTTGAAATTGAAAAAATTAGACATTGTTTAATTGAAGAAATAAATACAAAAGAATTATATGTTTCAAATGATATTAAATTAGGAGATAAAGAAGATGGATTATTATTATATGGTACTAATGCAGTAGGAAAAACATCATTTATTAAATCAATAGGAATTTCAATAATAATGGCTCAATCTGGTATGTTTGTACCTGCTTCAAAATTTGTATATTATCCATATAATTATTTATTTACAAGAATATTAGGAAATGATAATTTATTTAAAGGTCTCTCAACTTTTGCAGTTGAAATGAGTGAATTAAGAACTATTTTAAAATATTCAAATCAAAATAGTATAATTTTAGGAGATGAATTATGTAGTGGAACTGAAAGTACTTCAGCATTAAGTATATTTGTAGCAAGTTTAGAAAAATTATCAAAAGTAAAATCTACATTTTTATTTGCAACACATTTTCATGAAATATTAGAATATGATGAAATTAAAGAAATTAATAATTTAAAAATTTCTCATATGAGTGTTTTATTTGATAAAAAATTAAATACTCTTATATATGATAGAAAATTAAAAGATGGTTCAGGTGAAGCAATGTATGGGTTAGAAGTTTGTAAATCTTTAGACTTACCTGAAGATTTTATAGAAAATGCATATAAAATTAGAAATAAATATTATAAAAAAAATGAGATTATTAGTACAAAAAAAACAAAATATAATAGTAAAAAATTAAGAGGTAACTGTGAAATTTGTAAAATTAATCAAGGCACTGAAATACATCATTTACAATTTCAAAAAAATGCAGATAATGATGGTATTATAAATAATGAATTTAAAAAAAATCATAAAGCTAATTTAATAAATATATGTGAAGAATGTCATACAAAAATTCATAATGAAAATAAAGAATATAAAATTAAAAAAGTAAATAATGATTATGAATTATGTGAAATTTAATAATATATTTTTATTTTTCATTTTATAAGTATAATTATATGGAATATTTATACGTTTTAAAAAATAGACAAAAAAAATTTAATAAAAATATAAAAATTAAAAACAATTTAATAATTATTATAAGAGGACATATTCGTGATTCATTTGATAACGATAACTTATATAAATATATATTAAATTTAAGTATTAATTATAAATTGTATATATTTATACACACATGGAATATAAAATCTAATAACATAAGTTGGAGGTCTATAAAAGAAAATTATGAAGAAATTACTGAAGAAATAATAATAAACTACTTTAAAAATATTAATTTAGAAAAGATATTTATAGATAATGATAATGATAATTATATATCACTAATTGGTAATATTGATGGTTATATTAAAACAACCTTAATGCCTATCAAAGGTTGGAAAAATATGTGGTTTGGAATATATAAAATAAATGAATATATATTGAATAATTTAATAAATTATAATTTAGATGTTAATACATATTGTTTAAATATTAGATTTGACTATTTTACAAATAGTACAATAAATCAATATAATATTAATGATTTAAATTATTTATATAACTTTACATCTAATGATATTCAATTTATGAAAAATTCAGTCAGTAAAAATATACCATATGGTATTGATAATATATATTTTGGAAAATTTTATAAAATTTTTTATACTGCGAAAATATTTAATTTTAATTTAGATGATATAATAAATTATTATGATTATATTCATGCACAAGAAATTTTAGTATTTGATTTACAAAAATACATAAATATATATTGTGATGATAATATATATGATAATGAAGATATTGATTTAACAATTAAAATGATATTAATGAAATTAAAAAAAAATAAATTAACAAATAAAAAAGAAAATTTAGATTTTAATGAAAACTTTACATATCTAAGATATAACTAATTTTTATTCAACTTGTTTTACTTGCTTTTTAATTCTGGGTAACTTTGTTTTTAAAGCTTTTTCAATATCAGCAATTTGTTTATTATTTGGAATTTCTTTATTGGATTCCCAACGAGAAACTATTTGAACAGCTACACCAATAATTTGTGCTAATTCTTTTTGATTTTTATTATTAGCATTTCTCGCATGTAAAATTAATTGACCTAATTGTTTAGGAACTTCCAATTTTACTTCTTCATTATCTAAAACTTTTTTTGGTTGTGTTACATTTTTAACTGGTGTTTTTTGTTTATTAAAAACAACAGTATTCCAATCTTGATGACTAGTCATTTTTCTAAAATAAAAAATAATAAAAATTTTTATCAATTTTTTATTATTAAAATTTATTCAAAAATTTTAATCTATTTAAAGCAATATTTTTCCATACATCTAAAGTTAATTCGATATAATCATAGTAAGGTAATGCACTAATAATATGTATTGGATTATTAGGAAAAATTTTAAAAAAATCATATATATTAATGTAATTAATATTAAATTCTATAAAATTATACTTTACATAAAAAATAATGTTATTTTTTAACTCTTTATACATTAATATACTTGATAAATTGTAATTATCTATATATACACACGCACCTTCCATTTATAATTTATATTATAATAATTTATTTATATAATATAATATAAATAAATTATGTTATATACACAATTATCAATAATTTTATTAACTATAATATTTTTTTTATTGATATTAGCAGTAATATCATATTTTAATATAAATATGAATTATGATAATAACTATAAAAAATTAAATAGAAAAATAACATATTCATATAATTAAAATAAAATTGAAAATATTAGAAATAAATTATTTAAAAATAATTAATTTATAGATTATTATTAAATATGTTAATTCCAGTAAAATGCTTTACTTGTGGAGAAGTTTTAGCAAATAAATATAGATTTTATTTGAGAGAAGTAAAAAAAAGAAAATTAAATGCTTCTATGGAGGTTGATAAAGTAACATATTTAACAAAAGATTATATTAAAAAAACACCAGAAGGAGAAGTATTAGATTTACTAAAATTAAGTAAATATTGTTGTAGACGTCATATGTTAACTCATGTAGATATTCAATAAATTTATTTTATATTATATATATATAATGTATTTAAAAAATAAAAAAACTAATAAACATTTAAAAAAATCTAAACATTTAAAAAAAACTAAACATTTAAAAAAAACTAAACATTTAAAAAAAACTAAACATTTAAAAAAAACAAAACATTTAAAAAAAAATAAAAAAA